ATTTTAATATATCCATATATTCCCCTCCTATATTGTTTCGGGTGTAGTATTATTTATCATTCTTTTGATTTGAATTAACGCGATTTACCTTGTCCACGGTAATCTTTTTTCATACGTCTTTTATGCTTATTCATGGTTGAAGTAATAGGTTTTCTTCCTATAGAAGTACCTTTTATTGTCGGAGTGAATGTTACTGTTCCAATCGTCTTTTGTTTTGCCATTATATCCTCTGTATCATTTATGTAACAGTATTATATATTATGAAAATAACTGTGTACATTCTCGAAAAACTATTGTATTATACTATTATAAGGAGAAAACATAATGCCAAAGTACCGTAGAAAATTTTTAAAGCCAACAAGATTTAATCCTAAGGGTCATATGTACGTTGGTGTAGTTTGGCCAGTCGAAGGTAGCACTGGAAAGAAATACGATGTAGAATTAACTGATGAAGGATTTGAATGCAACTGTCATGGATTTGCATTTCATGGATATTGCAAGCATTCAAAAACAATTCTTAAAAAAGTAGAACAAACAACATTTGATAATTTTGTGAGGATACTATGAGTAAAGGAATCAAAGGAAGAGGTCGAATTTCTTCTACTTCGAGATCTTGGGAAAAGGCTATGAAAAAGAATGCCAATAAAAAGATCAGACAACAAGGAAAGAAAGAGGCAAAAAAGAAATGAATGAAATTGGTTGGTTAGTTGCAGCTTATATTATAGGTGTACTATACATTCTATCGCCTTGGATAGCTGTTACATATTTGTCACACTATGATGATAAAAGTAAAAAAAATGAAAAAAAGTGAAAATAACTGTGTACATTTACGTGAAACTGTGGTAGATTAGTATTATAAGGTAAATAAAAAAGGAAGATAAATGTCAAACGAATCAATATTTTTAGAAGCAGATAACGGCGGAATCGCTGTATACGAAGGTCCTGGTAACAGAGTTGACTGGGCAAAGAATGTTCTTTCTCTTTCAGTCGTTATCGAAAACTGGAATCTCTTAGACAGAGATAATGTTTTCTTCACTAGCTCAATGGACTTTGCTAGTGAGTATGGTTTCAAAAGAAATCAAGATGCCAGAATTCTTTTTGGCGAAGCTTCAACCATCGTTCTTCAAAGAGAAGCCGATGAAGAAAGATTAAGAAGAAAAATGAATAGAGCAATTATTGATGGAGTTATATAATGAGAAAAGATTTAGGAGATATGGTTGTAACTATCAGTCAAATGACAGATAGGTCAGACTTAAAAGTTTTGAACGATGCACTCTTCAGACAGTTCAAATACTTACAACAGCTTGAAGCTAAAAAAGCTAAAATGAAATTTAAAGTTGGTCAAGAAGTTTCTTTCTTTTCAAAATTAAGTGGAGCTCTTCCACATATTGGAAAGATCAAAAAGATTAACCGAACAAAAGCTATCGTTGCTATCCCAGGCGAGTTTGATTGGAATGTACCGTTAGAAAAACTCAAAGCAGAGGAAATTGCTTAATGTTGTTCGAAGTACACTATAAAGATATCTCCGGCTGGAAGTACAAGTATGTAAAACTTACTGCAGCTCAAGCCGCAGATATCGCAATGAAGTTACAAAAAGATGATAGATGTTTAAACGTCTATGTTGAAATGGAGGAATATGTATAATGAAATGTAAGTACAAATATAAATTTCCTGTAGACGAATTTGGTCGTCCAGGTGCTATGTACAGTTTAGCAGATCTACCAGTAGTTGGTTATAAAGTACTCGAAAGAACTGGTACACTTAAAAAGCGTGATACTGAAAAAGAACTTTATGAACTTAAAGATGATGAAAAGAATTGGACACTTGTTGTTCCTTTCGCAGACGTGGAGGTCGTATAATGGGATTTGCTTTTGATGATAAAAGACATTCAAACTACTTAGGTAGGTTTGACAGAACTAATCAAAATGATATGATGGAACTAAACATTGCTAAAAAGATGGTTAGACATTTCAATAGAGATCAAAGAAATAATAAATCTTTTGACAAAAGCGGTAATCCTATCAAGACAACTCCGTACAAGTGGAGAATCGAATATAGAGGTCGTGAAGTCTTCAAGAAGATGGTAGTTCCAGGATTCAGCAAAGGACCTGTTAAATTTGGTCCTTGGGGCAATATTGCTGGTGGCATGAAAAACGCCAAAGTCGTAGATGCCTACATTTACAGAAGATATGAATACTAGAATTTCTCGGTATCTTCCTTTTATTTCCTTATAACCGAGAAAGGAAAGGGCCCCACGAGGGCCCTTTTTCATTTTAAACATATAAATAGAAAGAGTTATATTATGATACAAGATGCGATTTTAGAAAATATATGGGTAAAGTTACAGAAAGAAATAAAAATGGCGATAACAACAGTTTTTAGAGGAACTAAACTCAATGAGAGCTTTTTAAAAAGAGCAAGTATTCAAACGTCATTTAACGTTGAGGATGCTGATTTAACTAATCTTCAATATAAAAAAGAGATGCAATACCTTTACAGTCTTCAATTTTTTGGAAATGAATTTTTTGTTAAAAATAAACCACTAACTGGAAACAGTGTAAACGTTAGAGCCTTCAATCAGTTAGCTACTAAGTTAAAGAATGCTAATCCATCAGGTTATAAAAATCTTGTTCAGTTCACTGGACAGTATCTAGGACCTGGTGAAGTTTTATTATATGTTCTCCATGACAAACTCTATCTTGCTGGGGGAACAACGGGTGGTGATGCGTCCATTGATTTTTCAAAAAACAATGCCGTTGTAGGTCAAAATGTATATGAAGTAAAAGGTGTAAAAATTAGAAAAATGAGTAATGAGTATGAAGGGTTTTCTCTCGGAGGTACTGTTCCTATGGAAAAAATTATAGGAAGAGTTTTAAGTCTAAAAGAAGAACTTGGAATATCACAGTCTACTGCAAAAAGTGATGTGACATTTAAAGAGATCGAAGAAATGCATAAGCAAAGACCTGCTGAAATGCAAAACTTAGAAAAAGAGTTTGGTGAGTTGTGCAGAAAACATTACTTTTCAAAATATAAGATTATGTTTATGCGAGCTCAGAAGTCTGATGTTAATAAACCAGACTATGGTCATATATTAGACATAAAAGATGTTCAAGCTAATGAAGTAAGAATGCAGACCTATACAAGAAAAAATATGAAGGTGTTAGTAAAAGTATGAACTTTTCAGACTTCATAGATCTCAATGAGGCCAAGAATACTCATATGACTCATATCGAGGATAGAGTCATCTATGGTGGTGTCAATGGTACGCGTGAAGCAATATTTGCTCTTAGAGATTTAAGAGATATGTTGGGTGGTGTTAAAGACGGAAGCGTGAGTGTTAAGTGGGACGGAGCACCTGCAATTTTTTGTGGCACTGATCCATCAGACGGTAAATTCTTTGTTGCTAAGAAAGGTATCTTCAATAAAAATCCAAAGATATACAAAACAAATAAAGACATTGATGATGATACATCTGGTGACTTAAGTAAAAAATTAAAGTTAGCACTACAATACTTACCAGATCTTGGAATCAAAGGTGTTATTCAAGGAGATTTTTTATATGGTCCTGGTGATCTATCTAAGCAAAAAATAAAAGGAAAGAAGTATATAACCTTCCACCCAAATACTATTGTGTATGCAGTTCCAGATGATACACCATCGGCTATGGAAATTAAAAGAGCTAAGATTGGAATAGTATGGCATACGTCTTATACAGGTAATTCATTTGAAAGCATGCGAGCTTCATATGGTGTTGATGTGAATAGACTTAAAAAGTCTCCAAATGTTTGGTCACAAGATGCCATGTTGAAGAATGCTATGAATGCAACTATGTCTAAGAAAGATACTGACACTGTAAATGATTATTTAAGTGAGATAGGACGAGTGTTTAATAGAATAGCTGGATCCACACTAAGACAACTTGAAGCTAATAAAGACTTAGCGCAACACATCGAACAACATTCAAATACATTTGTAAGAGCTGGACAAATACCACCAGATCCAAAGAGAAGAGTGGCAGCTCTGATGAGATTTATCAATACAAAGTATAAAAAAGAAATTGCTTCAAGAAAGACTGAAAAAGGAAAAGCTGGACAACAGAAAAAGCTTGATGCTTTATTAGATTTCTTTTCACCACGTAACAGATCAAGTCTAGAACAAATGTTTGATCTACAAAGGCTTATTGTTCTTGTAAAATTAAAACTTATAAATATACTAAACCGTCTTAATAAATTAGATACATTTGTTAAGACGAGAAATGGATTTAAAACAACAGGGCAAGAAGGCTACGTAGCAATAGACAGACTTGGTGGTGACGCGGTAAAGATTGTTGATAGATTAGAATTTTCATACAACAACTTTTCGCCAAATGTATTAAAAGGATGGGACAAAGCCGGGAGATAAAAATGAGTTTACCTAAGAACTTAAAACTTACTGATTTAATTCTAAAGGAACCTGTAGACTTTAAGGCTATGGGTCAAGATGATCAGATTAAATATCAAAGACATCGCAGAAGAACCAGTTATACTGGTGGAGAGTCCGTCGCATTTACTGTCGGTTCTAATAAAAGAAATATAAATCCTGAAAATCTTACTCGAGAAGATATAAGATTTCTTAAGAAAATGTCAAAAAGTGAACTTGAAGAAGCACTTTCTCTTATTCAAAGAGTAAGAAGAGGTCGAGTTCTAAAAAGAATCAAAGCAAAATTACGTAGAGGTCAAGCTCTAGCACGTCGAAGAGTTGCTAGTTTAGCTACACTTACCAAAAGAGCACGTAGAGCTGCTCGTAATCTTATCCTCAATAAAATAACTAAAGGCGTTAAGAAAGGCGATCTTCCATTTGCTAGAAGACAAGAACTTGAAAGAAGACTTGAAAAACCAGCTATTGCAAGAAGATTAGCAACAATAGCTAAAAGACTTATACCACAAATGAGAAAAGCAGAAGTACAACGTAAAAGATCTGCAAACTTGAAAAGAGCTGGAGCAAAATAATAATGATAAAAGGTTTTAGTCAATACTTAGTTGAAGAAGAAAAACAAGTTTTCTTCACGTTCGGTAGAATGAATCCACCGACAGTTGGTCATGGAAAACTTGTTGACAAGTTAGCCTCAATGTCAGGTCGTAATCCATATAGAATATATTTGTCACAATCACAAGACTCTAAGAAGAATCCTTTATCATACAATGATAAAGTAAAGTATTCTAGAAAAATGTTTCGAAAACATGCTAGATCAATTATGATGAATAAAAAAGTAAAAACAGTAATGGATGTCGGAACTGCACTATATGATGAAGGATTTAGATCAATAACAATGGTAGTTGGTAGTGACAGGATAAGAGAGTTCAAAGTATTATTAAATAGTTATAACGGTAAAAAGAGTAGACATGGTTTTTATAATTTTAAAGATATTAATATTGTTTCTGCCGGTGAAAGAGATCCGGATGGAGATGATACTTCTTCTGCCTCGGCCACTAAACAGCGACAAGCTGCGGCAGATAATGACTTTACAAAATTTTCACAAGGTCTTCCAAAAGATTCTTCTAATAAAGATGCAAAGGCCTTGTTCAATGCAGTGAGAAAAGGAATGGGATTGAAAGAAGAAACAGATTTTAGAAACAACGTAAAACTTGATTCTGTGTCAGAAATCAGAGAAAAATTTGTCAATGAAAAAATTTATAACGTTGGTGATCAAGTAGTAATTAAAGATACAGATGAAGTTGCAACGATATCACACAGAGGATCAAACTATGTGATATTAGAAAAGGGTGATAATTCAATAGTTCGCAAGTGGATAGATGCAATTGAAGCATTAGACGCAAAAGGAATACAAGCAGTAGGATGGGATAACTATAAAAAAGATAGTAAAAAGAGTATGTATCCTGACTATCCAGACAGAGGAACTGATGCAGCTGCTATGAAGGCTATGAGTATTACACCAGGACAAGCAATGGCGACAATCATGCCAGGAAAGAAATTAAACTTTAAAAAGTTTACTGAAGTACAAGATCCTGTCAAAATCGCCAAAGATAGAGCAGCAAGAAGAAGTGCTACTGTTGATAGAAGAAAAGCTGCTGTTGATAGAAGAAACGATGCTGCTATTGATAGAGCAATAATGGCAAAAGCAAGAATGAAGACAAAGAATAATTAAGGGAGAAAATTATGTCTAAACTAAATATATTTGAGGAGTATGCGGATCTTTTTGAAGCAGAAGATATCGATCCAAAAGAATATGATTACGAAGGAGAGATGGCAAAAGACCAATTGGTAACAATGGCTGATGCTGCATCGGAGCTACACGATATGTTAGACGATACTGAAAATCTCCCTGAATGGTGTCAGAACAAAATATCAAAAGCAACCGATTATATCGACACAGTTAGAGACTATATGTTAGCAAAGAAAACGAAAGCAGGTGGTGATGAGCTAGATGATATCGAAAAAGATATGAAAGAGTATAAAGAACTGAATCCTACAAAAGCAGTTAACAAGATGGTCAATACATTAGCTAAAAAAGTAAAGAGTATGAAGAATGAGATATCAGTAGGAATGAGAAACAAATATTATGATAGTGCTAAGAAAGATATAGAACGTGCAAAGAGTTCAGCAGTCGGTAAGATTCTTAGAGGAAAAGAAGCGGACGGAACTCGTCATGATCATTCTATTGAACTTAAAAGAATTGCCAGACGTGAAAAAGGTATAAAGACAGCTAAGAATCAAGCAATTAAAAATATCAGAGGCGAACTGTACGGAAAGAAAAAGAAAAATGAAGCCGTAACAAATGAAATATCAAAGAAGACAGCTGGTAGTTATATCAAGAAAAGAGTTTATGATGTTGGATCTGCCGCTGGTAGAATGGGAGCAGATTTCGGAATAGGTCCTGAGGAAAAGAAAAAAAATAGGGAGAAAGCTGTTAGACAATATGTGAAATATCAAAAAGGTATGAACAGAGCTGTAGATAAACTTACAGGTAAGGCTAAAGTTCCAGCGACTGAAAATGTTAATCCGACACTTGAAGAATGGAAAAAGAATCTGTCAGAATCTGTATACACAGAAAAGTTAAAAGTATCCGATGGAATGGGCGCGTGGGTAAAAGACTTTCAAAAGAGTGATGCTCCACAGTTCAAAGGAAAAAATGACAAAGAAAGAAGAGACATGGCAGTAGCCGCTTATCTATCAGCTAAAAGAGGAGATTAAAATGATTGATAATGAAGACAATGAAATTAATAATAAAATCTATGCTGCGTATAAATTAGCAACTCAAGGTTCAACAGTAGATCAGCAAAGAAGTGAGATTGAAGAAAAGATCAAAGGGTTACAAGCAGAACTCGATACTTTAAATAAAGTTGAACCAGAACCAGAAGGAGAAAGTAATGAAGACGTTTAGTCAAATAAGAGATGATCTTAATGAAGACGTAAGCTATCATAAATCAATGATGAAACATCATGATAAGTGGACCGATGCTCATGATCATGAAAGTAATAATAGAGATGGCGAGAAAATGGAAAATCACGTTAGTGCTCATATATCTCATGCAAACGCTGCATTAGATCACAGAACAGCAATAAAGATGCATGTAAAACACGGAGCTGATTCTTCACAATATAAGAAAGCTCGAAAAGCTGCAAATAGTGCGTCGCGAGAAGCACACGATGATACTAAATATGCTGGGCCAAAGTTTGTTACAGCCGGTAAACCAAAACATACAACACCTACAGTAAAAGACTAAAGGGAGTTAAGTAAATGAAGACATTCAAATCTTTTTTAGAAGGAAGCGAGTCTTGGGAGAAAGGTTACAAACGTAGAGTCGTAAGAACTACAAAACCTGAACACAAAGCTAAAGGACATAACTGGAGAATCAAAGGTAAAGATCGTCCTGAGATTTCTATAAAGCTTTACAAGAATAAACCATCACAGGCAGAATTTAATAAACAAATGAAAAGAGTAGCAGGTCATGAGTTCGGAGGTTAAAAAATTCAAGAGATTCTTAAAGATAGATGAGTACTGTGAAGAGTGCAATCTTTATGAAGATCTTGAAATAACAGAAGCTGAGTATCAAGGAAAGAAAGTTAAGCTTAACGATCCGATACGAACTTCTGAGAATCCAAACAAAAAATTTAAGGTCTATGTTAAAGGACCAAATGGCAATGTAGTGGTCGTTAGATTCGGTGATCCTAACATGGAGATCAAAAGAGATGATCCGAAGCGTAGAGCCTCTTTTAGAGCAAGACACAACTGTGATAATCCTGGACCAAAACATAAAGCACGATACTGGTCATGTTATCAGTGGAGAGGCGGAGCAAAGGTAGACAACTGATGAAAACATTCTCTAGCATAAGACAAGAACTAATTAAATTAGATGAAGATGGACCATGTTGGGACAGCCATAAGCAAGTTGGTATGAAAAAGAAGAACGGTCGAATGGTTCCAAACTGTGTTCCAAAAGAAGATAAAGAAGATAGAACGACTTCTCCTCAAGATCCAGATATTAAAGGTAGAAAAGGATCTCAGCCAAAGGGATATCACAAAGGTCTTAAGAAGTCAACAAAGATCGCTAGAGATAGACAGTTTAAGAAACAAGCAAAGCTACCTTCACACATGGCAAAAGACGCGCCTGGTGATAAGGAAGCTCGAAAAAAACCAATGCCGTTATCAAAACACACTATAAAGTATAGACGGATGTTTGGTGATGAATTTCATAACGATGCAAACAGAAAAGCAGCATTTGCTAAAATGGCAGATAAAAGGAAATAAAATGGATAAAGATAAATTTTATAAGCCAAATGAAAAAGACATGACAGTGATGAAAAAAATTCATCATCATCACATGGCGTCAATGCAACATTCAACTGGTTCACCAAAGCATAAACATCATATACAACAAGTTATGAAACATAAGAGTCAGTTATCAAAAGATGCTCAAAAGTTATTGATGATGGGAGAAGGAACTTATAAGGTAGAAATCGAAGGACTTCCTAAAATGTACATGGATACAGATAATCCAGGTGAACTTAGAAGAGATCTTAGAAAGATCGTAAGAAAAGTTGATATGGTTAAAAACGTTGAAAGAGTTCAGAAGTCTCAAGTAAGAAAAGACTTACAGTTGAAGATACAAGGTAAAGACGATATGGAAGAAATGACTATGGGTCAAGGAGTCGAAGTCAAAAAGACAAAAATCGGAGAAGTACCAAAGGGAATCGGTTGGAGTCTTAAAAAATTAGGTAAACATACTGGAAAAGATCATGATGTCTGGCATAGAGTAACAAAGCCAGTTGCACAACCAAGAATAAGAGCGGGGTCACCAATGTACAGCAGTAAGAACGAATCATTTTTCTTTGTAGCAGAAGATCAGATTAAAAAAGATGGAGCAAAGATTAAGAAAGCTTATGCCGCAATAGCGACAGAAGACATGAACGTAATAACTAAACATCTTAAAAAACAAGGTATAGATCATGATCATGACAAAGGTGAACTATATGTAAGAAGACAAGATCATAGAGACGTTATGAATCATCTTAACGACTTGATGAAAAAGAAAATGATCAAGAATAAACCTCCTGTAACTGCAGAAAAGTTAGATAAAGATGATGAACCATTTATAAAGAATTTAATAAAGAATCTTAGAAAGGGTTCAAAAACTCATGGTGGTCAAGCTGATGATTTAGAAAAGGCAATGAAAGAAGCAAGAGGAGTTCCTAGAAATTATACAAAGAAATATTCAAATTTGAATCTGAAGAAAGCTAGAGAACTTATGAGTCCTGCAAAACATAGACAAGACGGAATTGATCGTATAGCAAAAGGTATGGGTATTAGTAAAGCTAAGGCGACTAAACATCACGATGATGTTATGAAGTCTTATGGATTTAAAGCTGAAGATAAAGGTCGTGGTCCTACAGGAATAGCTTATTCACTTCCAAAAGGTCACCCGGATGCAGAAAATCCTGCAACAGGAAAAAAATATCCTGAAAGACAGACTGATAAGTATAAAGCAGATTATGCAAAGAACAGTCCTCTAAAGTTAAGTGGAAAATTTTCAAAGAATGAATCTGATGACTATCACTATTCAACAGGTGAACCACTTAATAAAAAGTTATCACCTAAAGCGCAAAGAGCAAAAGATGCTCAAGCAAGAATAGACAAGAAGTTTGCACCTGGTGGAAGTTACTCTAAAGGAGCTGATCAAATCAGAAAAGTGATTGCTAAAAATGAATCAGTAGATGAAATAGTAACTCGTAGAGGAAAGCCTATATTCCAGCCAAAACCAGGCGATTCACCTGAGAGAACTGCTATGATTAAGTCTGTGCAAAAGAGTCTTAATAAAAGAAGAGAAAGACTTGCACAAGTAAAGAAGGATAGAGCAGCTGCGTACAAGCAAGGAAAAGATTTTGATGTATTAAAAGCATTAGGTTATGGTAAAGCAGTAGAAGCAAATGAAGAGAAAAAGAAGACTGGACTAGCCGCTAAGGCTGAAAAATCTGGTATGCCTCTTGGAATTCTTAAGACAGTTTATAACAGAGGAATGGCTGCATGGAAAACAGGTCATAGACCTGGAACTACACCACAACAATGGGGTCATGCAAGAGTGAATTCATTTATAACAAAATCCTCAGGTACTTGGGGTAAGGCCGATAAAGATTTGGCTGATAAAGTTAGAGCAAGAAAGAAATAACTATAAATAGTAACTAGTAAAAGGGTAACAAGATGGAAGTTTTAGGACAACGACTAGATCGTATAGAAGATAAATTAGATAAGTTGGCAGACGCTATGGTCGCAATGGCACGTGCAGAAGAAAAGTTAGAGGCTCTACAAAACGAGCACAACAAGATGTATGAGCGTGTTAATCGTTTGTCCGCAAAACTTGATGATATCGAAAATGGAGTTCAAGAGAATTCTAAGACCGTTCAGGTCATCAACAAACTATTCTGGGTCGCTATTGTTGCGGCTTCTGGCGCTATAGCCGCAAACATTTGGATGTAAAAGGAGAAAAAAATGGATCATTCTGATATAGATCACGAGAATATGACCAGCGCCTATCTTAAGGTCATTCGTGGTGAAAAACAAGAAATATTAAAAGAGGTTGTTACTCCTGAAGGAGAACAAATAGATGAAGCAAGACTCGTGACAAGAGACGGTAAGTTCATTGTTATGACTGATAATGATACCGAAGCAGCAACCTTTGAAGACAGAGAGTCAGCTTTAGAATACATTAAGAACAATAAAGAAAAGCTGATGGTACGTGATGACAAAGCTAAACCTGCTACCACTGATAAGATAGAAGCTAAAGAAGGAAGAGAAACCTTCGTTGTCCCAGAAGAAATTGTTGATACAAAAGAAAGAAATGCTTTCATGGGTGCTGCTGCCGCCGCTCATAAAGCTGGAAAGACTCACTTTAACTTTGGTGGAAAGAAGCACAAAGTTACTATGGGTGGAGATACTGCAAAGGCTATAAACAGTAGTGTTAAAGAAGATGCAAGAGATCACTGTCATTCAAAAGATCATGACTGTGCAACCATAGTACATCATCCAAAGTGGGGAATAGGTAAGCCTATATATGAAAGTCATGCAGTTCCAACAGATGACGGATATGTGGCATGGTACGACGTAGAGTTTGATCATGGAATTGAAAGAGAAGTTCCTACTGAAGACATGACAGTCTATACAACTGAAAAGCATAAAATGAATGCAGCTAAAAAAGTAAAAGAGGCAGATGTAAAGTATCCGCATCCAATGTATGATCCAAAGACTGGTAAAAAGGTTATGGCTAAAACTCCTGCCGATCATAACAAATACGACAAAATGGGATATACTCACGACAAACCAGATGTTGATGAAGCACATGCTAAAGTAAGTGATTTTGTTGGTCATAAACACGCTAAAAGAGCTGGAATAAATGTAAAAACTCATGGTTCAAGTATGGGCGGTCATGGAGATGATGTTACTTTATCTCATCCTGATAAAAAGAAACTTCAAAAATATGTTAGCAATCATTTAGACGGTGAAACACAGGGTATTAAAGTTAAAGAAATGGTTAATCCACAGGCCAATTTAACAAAGACACAAAGACAGGCGCTTTCAAGAATGAAAGTAAAAAAGAATGTAACACTTCCTGGCATGGATCTTCTTAAGAAAGATGAAAAACCAAAGATGAAACCTGGAAGACAAAGTCAAATTGTTAAGTATGAAGGATATGAAGCAGACGTATCAAAGTTCATGGATAAACATGGAATTGATCATCATTGGTCTGGTGGTAAACTGCACGTGGATAAAAAAGATCATGCACGTGCAGAAAAGAAATTAAGCAAAAAGTACGGAGGTTATGGACCACGTGGTGCTAAGATGATGCCACAACTACATGTCAATAAGGAGTCAACTATGGTTACAAGATCAAACTGGTTAGAAAAGTTTTATGAAAAAAGAAACGGTGTGAATGAAGACTATAAAAAATCTCCTCATGCTGGTGGAGATGATACAAAGGATTCTATTGAAAAGCAGTTGTCTACTCGTAAAGGTGAGCAAGACTTTTATAAAGCACATGAAATTCAAACTCCTGAGTATGCAGACGGACCTACAGTTAATATAAAGACATTTAAAGCTATGACAGCAGGCGTCAATGGTCCTAAGTATAGATCAAACGACAACAGTCAAGGAGATAAAACACCAGTTGCACCAGTCAACGTAGGAAAAGCTGGTCGAGTAGGAGCAAAGGATTAATCAAATGAAATCATTTAAAACACACATATTAGAAAATAAAGATCATGTTGAAACTCACATGGATGTTATGGTTCCAGATAGTCATGATACTCCGACTAAAGCAAAGAAGTGGATCAGCAATTATGTTAAGAAAAAAGGTGGACCGTCTAATACACTGAGCCATTATACATACGATGGACCAGGAGGCGGACATCCAGCAGTTTCTGTTAAAGGACACGTTTCACATATCATGAAACTTCATAACCATCACAATGATGAAAAATTCTCACATGACCATGAAGGACATAAAAAGATGTCAAAAGAATATGGGTTTGATAAAGATAAAAATCATTTAATGAAGAGAGAGTCAGTAAACGAAAAGTCAGAGTTTGGAATGGCGCATGATATTGTTCGAAAACATTCAAAGCAATCAGAAGTACGCGGTAGTGGTGATGGTACAACGGTAACCGCTGAGCATCCAAGAGGACAGAATGCGTCAAAAGCTGATAGAGCAGCTCATACTAACATGCTGAAAAAGAAACTTTCACACTTAAGAGGTGTTAAGGTTGTTCAGAAGACTTATCCAGGTTCTGCTACTGAATCAGTAAAAAACTTTAAAGAGATATCTTTTAGACCTCATGATACAACTAGCTTAGGCACAAAGTATGCTAATAAAGTTGGAAGAGGTGACTATGACAATAAGAAGTATAAGAATAGAGAAAAAGGAATTGCCATGATTACTAAAAAAAGAATGGCTGCATTAGGAGCACCGACTGCTAAGGTTCCAGCAACAAAGTAAATAGTACATCTATATTATGCAATTATTTGACAAGTTAACTGACGACAATCTTTTGTTATATGCTGCAAAGCAGTATTATAATCCGACTTGTATAGATCCTGAGGAGTTTTATGAAGATCTAAACAGGTTTAAGTATATAAAGAGGCTAGTGAATAAATATTTAGATTCTGGAAAAATATCAGAAAGATTAATATTAAATCATATAATAACAGTTTTTAATGCTTTTGATATAAAACCAACTCTAAAAATATTAGAGTTTAAATTTGATGAAAGACAGTGGGAGGTTTTAAAACCTTTTTTAGTTTTTTTAAAACATATAGAAAATGATCAGTACGTTGAAATAAAAATGGATCAGTACGTGGTAGAACAATTAAGGAAAATTTAATATGGGTATGATTAAAAGAGCAGCTGACTTAGTCTATACGTTTAGATTCTTAACATTATTAGTTACTCCATTTGAAAAGACAGAAGCTTTTAAATTAGGTTTACTTGATGCAAAAGGAAAGAAACTTAAGAAAGCACAAACCTCAGAAGAAAAAAACGCCTATACACCCTTTCATAGATTAGTATTTAATGTAAAGAGACTCATGGAAAAAGTTCCAGGAGGTTCTTCCTCTATTGCTTCATACGCTGCTGCATTATATCTTATTAAAGAACAAAATGGTTTGAAAGATAAAGATATAAAACAAATCGTTGAAAAATCTGGTTTTGAAACTTATGACTTTTTAGCAGAAAAAAGTGATTGGTTTATTTTAGAAGATGGAATGATATCGCCAGGAATGTATAAAGTTAAGTATAGCAAGATCGTAAATAGCACATACGAAGAGTTAGTACAAAAAGGAGACAGAGTTAGGATACATGACAATTCGTATCCAGTTGGTGAAGTATTTGGACTTCCAATATATGAAGCAATACATGATAAATCAAATCAAAAGATTTATCTAGCATCAGAGGAGTTGTTAGCGTAATGGCAGATCCAAAAGTTGGAACAGGTAAAAAACCAAAGGGTTCAGATAGAAGATTATATACTGATGAAAATCCTGACGATACCGTAAGAATTAAGTTTGCTACTGAGACTGATGCAAAAGAGACTGTGGCTAAAGTAAAGAAGATTAAAAAACCATACGCTCGAAAGATACAGATACTAACTGTAGGAGAACAAAGAGCAAAGGTTATGGGTAAGTTTAAAGTTGCAAGTATCTTTAAAAAAGGTAAAGAATCAATAAGAGCAAAAGAAATGGCGAAGAGAGAAAAGAAGAAGGAAACAAATGAAATGTCAAATAGAACCAGAGATGGACATAATCAAAGGGCCTATGATAGACAAATAGGCCAACTTAAAAAGTTTCTTGATAGAAAGAAAAGATTATTTCCCGAAAGACCAAAAGATAAGCCAACACAAAAAGAAGAAGTTCCTGGAAATGCTATTGCACGTGGAGGAGTTGATATGGCTCCAAATATGGGACCAAGATTTAAAGCTCACGATGTCACAGATAAAAGATATAAAAAAGACAAAATTCCAAAAGTTCTTCGTAGATTTAGATCATACATAACAGAGCCTCAGTGACATGGCAAGACTTTATGGTATATTATTAATCCTTGGGATACTAGGTGTAGTTGGATATGCATGTTATTCATACTATACATCAACACAAGAACGAATCGCGGTTCTCACATCCAACAATGCTAAATTAGAAACGGCCTTATCATCTACTAAGGCTGCTTTTGAAACATATCAAAATAACGTAAAAGATGAGATTGAAAGATTCAAAGCAGAAATCAAGAGACAACAAGAATTAAATGATGAGTTGAATAATAACTTAGAAAAAGTAAAAGCTAACAATAAAGTAATAACAGACTTGTTGGCAGAAAACGATATAATTAAAAATAGTCTTGCAGACCCGCAAGCAACAGAGGATAAAATAAATGAAGAAGTGGACTTATTTTTTGGCGCTATTAATTGTGCCTCTAATAGTAAATGCGTGCAGCAAAGCGAGTGAAAAAGAAATTGTAACTGTTCCTCAGGTAGTGGAGACTCCTAAAATTGATGCTCCACAAATACGTATAGTACAAAGGCCTATACCAATTGAGATGAAGAACGCAGACATTATTGTCGTAACTGAAAATAACATAGATGAAGTAATTGATAGGGTTGTTAACACTCAAGGTGAGTTTGTTTTATATGCAATGACAGCCCAAAGTTTTGAGTCACTAGCTTTAAATTTTGAGCAAATCAAAAGATTTATAGAAGCTCAGAATCAGGTAATATTATATTATGAAAAATCTGTTATTATTGAGCAGGATTTGGAATGAAATTAAAAGATATGCTTAAGGTACTCAAGAAGCCAGCTGAAGAGACTGAAGCATTGCAAAAGATGGACGTTATAAAAAAGTTTGATTATAGAGTACGTAAAGATAGTGAGTCAATGAGCGATAAAGAAAAAATGGATAAAGGATTCAATGGAAAAACATACAGCAACAATGGTCTTGATTGGGACTTTTAAATGTCTTATGATACTACTTATGTTTGTTATGTTTTTTATAGATGATGAAGATTTGATAAGACCAAGACCACGTGGCACGGGTTCAAAAGAAATAATAATAAAGGGTGATTAATATGTCAGTTATGTTTTTAATGTTCTTAGGAATAACATTTCATGAATTAAATTCTGAATTTATAGCAACCGTCAAAGAATATGAAAAGAAAGGGTAC